GTGAGCGGACTTGATCAATGGGTAGAAATTGACACCACAGATCAGGTCACACAAAATGGTATCCTGTTTGCTGATGCACGATGGGCACCCAATGGCACCACAGACCCTGTGGCAGATCCTTTGCCAAGCATTGAAGATCTACTGGATAGTGATTATCTTGATCCAGATGCTCCTAACCCAGCACTGTACCCGCAAGGCATGTTGTTGTTTAACACACGCCGTTCGGGCTACAACGTCAAGAGCTTCCAAAGCAGTTACTTCACAACCACTGCCACTGACTATGCCATTGATGTATGGTCAGCCAGTGTGACTTATGGTGAAAATGAATTTGTAAGTTACAACAATGGCATCTATGTGTGTATTTTGGCTCCTACTGCCAATCAGAATCCTACTAATGGCACATACTGGGCCTTGATCAATCTGAACACCTGGCTCAGCAGCAGTGGCAATAGAGACGACGGCGCCATGTGGTCAGGTCGCTTGGCACAACGTCAATTGATTATTCAAGAACTCAAGAGTGGCATTGACACCAGTGTCACAGCACGTGAAGAACAAACACAGTTCAACATTATTGCCACACCTGCTTACCCAGAGTTGACACCAAACATGATTGCACTCAGCAATGAGCGCAACAACACTCTGTTTGTTGTGGGCGACACACCAATGCGTCTTGGACCAGATGGCAACAGCCTGGTAGCATTTGCTACCGACAACAATGGCCTGGGACAACCCAATGGTGATGGAAATTCAGCAACCAGCAACTATTGCGGTGTGTTCTACCCAAGCTGTCAGACAACTGACCTTGGCGGCAACACAGTTGTTCAACCTCCAAGCCACATGATGGTTCGCACAATCTTGCGCAGTGATGCGGCAAGTTACCCATGGTTGGCGCCAGCAGGCACACGTCGTGGTGTGATTGACAATGCAGCCTCAATTGGTTATATTGATGCCGCAACAGGTGAGTTCAATCAAATTGGCGTGAGTCAAAGTGTACGTGATATCTTGTATGAGCGCAACATCAATCCAATCACGTTTATTCCAGGAATTGGTATCACTAACTTTGGTAACAAGACTTCAACTATAACTACTACGGCACTGGATCGTATCAACGTTGCACGATTGATTGCATTCTTGCGTGGACGCCTGGAAGAAATTGGCAAACTGTACTTGTTTGAACCCAACGATACAATCACACGCAATGAAATCACCAACACTTGCAACAGTTTGATGATTGACTTGATTGCTAAACGTGCGATCTATGACTACTTGGTGGTTTGCGATTTGAGCAACAACACACCAGCACGTATCGATCGAAACGAACTGTGGGTTGATATTGCCATAGAACCAGTGAAAGCGGTGGAATTTATCTATATTCCGTTGCGTATCAAGAACACTGGTGAGATCGCCGGAGGCGCTGGAGGTTAAAAAGGACGGCGGTTTCGACCGCCTCCTTTCCAGGTAAATAAACATATAGGAGATAACAAATGGCAGTTTCATCATTACAGCGCATGACAGTACCTTTAGCTAGCGATCAAAGCTCTAGCGTACAAGGGTTGTTGATGCCAAAACTCAAATATCGCTTTAGAGTGATGTTTGAAAACTTCGGCATTTCAAAGCCCACAACAGAATTAACCAAGCAGGTTGTGAGCGTGGCTCGTCCTAACTTGACATTCGAAGAAATCACATTGCCAATCTACAACTCAACATTGAAACTGGCCGGACGCCACTCATGGGCAGACGTTGCTTGTTCAGTGCGTGACGATGCCAGTGGCAGCGTGAGCAAGTTGATCGGTGAGCAATTGCAAAAGCAAATGGACTTCTTGGAAATGGCATCTGCCGCTTCTGGTATCGATTACAAGTTCCTGACCAAGATTGAAATTCTAGACGGTGGCAATGGTGCTGCAACTCCTGTGGTTCTTGAAACTTGGGAATTGTATGGCTGCTACCTAAAAGCCGCAGACTACGGCGAATTGAACTATGGTACCAACGAAGGTGTCACAGTCAACATGACAATCGCTTACGATAACGCTAACCAAACACCTAACGGTACTGGAGTTGGCACAGCAATTGGTAGAACAGTTGGTGATGTTGTAACTGGTGCTGGTCAAGGCGCTTAACCCTTAGTGGGCTAATATGCCAACATTTGGCCAACAATTTTTACAAGGCTTTACTGGCACTAGCAGCTTGCGTGATTACACTCACGCAAGCAAAGCCTTTACATCCAACGCATTTGAACTCAAGCCACGCTACAAGTTCCTGTTTCATGTGAGCTTCACGCTCAACTCGGACATTCCGGCAATCTCCAAAGTGATCGGCACACAAGAAGCACAAAATCTCAGTGTGGTGGTTAAAACAGTGGATCTACCCAAGTATAGTATTGCGACGGAAACTCTCAATCAGTACAACCGCAAGCGTGTGGTGCAGACCAAGATCAATTATGAACCAGTTACACTGACATTTCATGATGACTCAGGTGACAATGTACGCAACATGTGGTACAACTACTACAGCTATTACTACAAAGATCCCAGCCAAAATTATCTAGCACCCAACAGTACCAATGGTAGTCTTGGTCAGTCAGGCAACAAATCATCAGGATTTGGTTACAATGCTCGAGACATTTACGAAAACCAACGACTAGGCAATGTCAACGACTGGGGCTATATCGGCGAAGCATTCAATGATGGCACAAGTTCAGCTTCGGGCAAGCCGCCATTTTTCAGAGACATACGTATCTACGGCATGGACCAACACAAGTTTGCTGAATATGTGTTGATTAACCCAGTGATCACCGCTTTCAACCATGATCAATATTCGTATGCTGAAGGCGCTGGTACAATGCAAAACACCATGACCATTGCTTACGAAACAGTAAAATACTATTCTGGTGCTGTGGGCAATCAACGACCAGACATCAACGTGCAAGGTTTTGCTGATCCTGCACATTACGATACTACCACAAGTCCTATTTCAAGACCAGGTTCGAGAGCCACAGTTTTTGGACAAGGTGGTTTGTTGGATGCAGGTGGCGGCATACTGGAAGACTTACAAAGCGGCGGCCTGCTGGGTGCCATCGGCGCTGTACAAAAAGCTGGCACAGCCTACAACACATTCAAAGGCAAAAACATTGCCAGCATTGCCAAGAGCGAAGCAGTCACACAAGGTGTCAAAAGTATTCAGGGTGCTATCCCCGGCGCCATACGCAGTATTCCTGGTCGTTCCAGCGGCATGTACTTTCCCAGCCCTCAGAGCCCTGGCAATAACAACACCACAGGTAGATAATTATGTCCACTATTAATGATACCAACTACCGAATTGATCAAACAGTAAGAGTTTTTGATACTTTTTACGACTATGACGTTGACATTCCTGTGGGCGAATATGATGTGGTCAACAGTTATTTTCGATCAATAATGACCACCAAGCAAGCTGCAGATAACTTTACAGTGAGCTTGTTCAAGGTGGCCGAAGATACCAAAATCCCGGCCTTGACACTGTTACAGACTTTTCAAACCAGCGGCGGCGGAGTCGGTAATTCAATGAGTATAAACTTGAACATGGCCTACTATCTCAACAGCATTCGCAACAGAGCCACTTTGTTAGGCGTGGGCGTGGCTGTGATACCAAACTACTATGCCGCTAGAAATGTAGTGCAGTAATGGCTCGTTGGGCACAGGGATACTATGACATTCTGAATCCAGCCAAGTACGTGGGCTCTGGCAAGCCAAGATACAGATCCGGTTGGGAACTCAGCTTCATGCGCTTTTGTGACTCAAATGATGCTGTGCTTCAATGGGCCAGCGAAGCAGTACAAATACCCTACAGACACCCATTAACTGGCAAGCAAACTGTGTATGTGCCAGATTTTTTGATCACTTATCGCACTCGCAACAACACCATGCGAGCCGAACTGATCGAAATCAAACCCAAAAAACAAAGTGTAATTGAGTCAAAAATGAACAGCCGTGATCGAGCTGTGGTGGCCATCAACTATGCCAAATGGCAGGCCGCAACCAAATGGTGCCAACGCCAAGGACTCACATTTAGAGTGGTCACAGAACAGGATATGTTTCACAACGGTCGAGCCTAGTCCATAAATATGGCATGACTCGCAAACTCGAAGAACTTTTTGATCTCCCGCCTACTGAAGATGATATTAACACATCAGTTCCATCAATATTAGAAAATCGAGAACAACTACAGGCATTGGACGAAGCAATTGATAAAGTTGAAGCGGCATTACCACAGGTTAGGGGATTAGAATCTAGCGATCAAGAAATGGATGAGTTAGCCTCACTTGCGGTTGCTGGATATAAAGATCTGACAGATCTGGGCATGCAAGTAGACAGTCGTTTTGCCAGCGAGATATTCTCAGTA